GCGATGCACCGGGATTCGCTTTCTGATATGCAGTGAGTTCCGCTTGATCAATCGGATCGCCGCTTACCAAATACCCTGCCCCTGGAGAAACCGGAGCCATGCTGCGGAAGTTCACCAGATACTTCTGGCCCGACTGAAAGAAATCGGATTTGTCCGTAACCGTGAGCACGATTTCTCCATCGGGATTCGTCGAATCGTTCAACTGCCGCGTTGTATGGTCGTAAACTTGGCGAAGCGTTACTTCTACATCGCCGTTATGATGCTTGGAAATCTCTTGAACTTGAAATGTCGAGTTCATGGTCTATTCTCTCCTCGTAATAGGGTTGTGAAGCATTGAAAGATACGGGGCCGGTTGGCCAGCCCCGATAAGTGTTCAGTAAGTTGGAATGTAAACCTTAGACGTTTGATCAAAGGTATAACACAGCAACTTGTTCACGACTGCCGTTGACGCCAACCCAATGTTGTTCGTAGCCGTAGTCGTAAAGATTGCATCCGGGATAACGCAGAAGGGAGCCCCCATCGTACTGGTATGGCTCCCTCCCATGCCGCCCGTCGTAACCGTCGTGCTCGTTCCCCAGGCCGTGATGGCATTCGTTCCGGTGACATGGAACAAAGGCCCGCTAGGAGACGTAGCGCCCGCAACGGAAGCAACGGCTACGGTCACGCCCGGAGGAGCGCTGGTATTGAAGAATCCCGGCACCCAGGAGAGTGTGATCGTCGAACATAGCCAAACGTGCCCTAATTGAATGTTGATATAGGGCGAGAATTGCTCGTTCGTACAAGCAGCCGTACTGCCAACCGTTGATACCTGGCCGCTGGGGTCGGTTGCATGGAAAGCATTCGGAGGTCCAGCCCAAACGATAGCGCCGGAAATATGCCGAGACGCTTTCGTTCCGTTGTAACCCCGAGTGACTCCAATCGTTGTCCCGGATACGCTGTTGACAAAGACGGATTCGCTGTTTGCCGAAGTCCCGTCCATCACATACAGCAGCGTGTTTGTAGCAGTGATTCCGGTAGCTGAAGCGACAGTGAACTGTGTTTGTGAAGTCGAGTTTACCGCTGCCGACAGCGTAGTTTGAGTCAATGCAGTCTGCCCGAACGACATCGAAGCCGCCAAGAGCAGAACCGAAAGAATCAGAGTGTTTTTGAGAGTGTTTTTCATGTTATGCACCCACCACAGCGACGCATCCATTATCCGTATACAAATTTCCAAAGCCGATCACCATATCGAAGCGATGAATTTCCATGCTTCTTACTGGGTCCCAAGCTTTAACGAACCTTACGGCTAGTCCGGTACGCTTATCGCGCTTCTGAGAACAAACTTCTACGGCTTTCGGGCTGTAGAGTTTTGCCCCGGAAAGAGCAAAGGCATACTTGGTTAGCGCCAGACCAACGGTGCCAGTCTTGCCGTTCGGAGAAGTAGTTCCGGGCCAGAGCGTCAGCAATGCTGCGTTTACAGGCAGGTTGTCAACGTTTTGATACTGAGAGCCGGGACCGTAGATTGCCGGGAGGATCTGAAGCGTATCAGAACCCGTTCCGGTAATCGCTTGCGTGATGGTGAACTGCTGAGCCGTCAGCGGCCCTGCAGTGCGGCGGGTACGAGGATTGACGGCGTTCACGTTGGCAATGGAAAACTTGTCGCCAAGGTTGAACGTATCGCCAGCCGTATCGTTCACCGCCAGAGAGGTTCCGGATTGACCAGAACCGTTAACGGTGTTGCTTGCAGGCGTCTGCCAGGTTCCGGCCGTAACAGAGTACAACGACTGTTCTTCAAACCAGTCGAAGTTCTTTGCTCTGCCAATAACCCCTTCCTTGAATGCTTCCGTGATCTCATCAACCGGCTGAAAGATTGTGGTAATTGCCGCATTGATTGAAACCATCATCGAGGAAGACACCAACATGCAGCGTTTTCCCGGAGGCGCAGCTTTCTGTAGCAACCGCGATCGCGCCAGATCGTAAGTTGCCAAGGTAGTAGGGTCGGTTCCTAGCGCGCCGACAACGTTCGAAGCGTAGGTAGTTGCCCAGCTTGCAGCTCTGGAGTCAACTTCCTGCGCCAATTGAACAGCAGCAGGCATAAGGTACTGTTCGCGAATTTCTTCTTCGGAGCGCTCAGCCTTGACAGCATTCTCGTAATCATCCCACTGAAAATCGATTCCAAACGGTTGATCGAGGTTTACAGTGGTCGAGATGCGGTCAATGCCCTGAGGATCATATCCGAGCCCGTCTCGGATAGTGAACTGTTGTGGGAACTTAACTTGCAGCGAGGCTCCTACGGCGAATTCCTTTTCGAAGTCTCCTTCCCACTCCGTGTTGAAGTACTCGGAAACCGTCAGCGAGTTCGTGAGGTTCCGCAACACGTCCATACTGATCCAGCTGGTGTTGAGAAAAAGGTTTGCCACGGATTGTCCTTATCGACGACCGCGCCTCTCCCTAAGCTTGGCTAATGCTTTATCGTTCTCCAAGCGTACATAGGCTTCCTGGTCGCCCTCTTCGACTGCCTTGGCCAAAGGATCAGTAGTCGGCGCTTTGCCGCTTACCTGATGAGGTGGTTTAGGGGCAGCGGATGCAATTCGTGCAGGAGCTTTCGGAGGTGCTCCCTTGGCTTGAGATTGTTCAAGAAGGGCCTCGATCTTCGCTAGTTCTCTAACCTGCTTAATCGGGTTCAGAAGGAATTGCCCTTCTTGATTTCTCTCAAAGATATGCTTCACGTCGTCGAGGTGTTGCCCGATGTAGTAAAGCATTTCACTGCCAAGTTCGGATTCGTTCAGGAACATATCTGGAGCCGATCCCTTAGGCAGGTAAATCAAGTCCCGCCCGAGATCGTCTTTGGCATCAACGGTGGCACGCATTACAGCGTCGTAATCTGCGTGCTGTTTCTTAGCTGCCTGAACGCGAGTGCCCCAAACCTGCATTACTACTTTTTCGGCTTCTGCGACCTGCTGGGTTTGCTGGGCTTTTGTAGACCGGTCATCAATCAAACGAAGAAGTTCGCTGCGATTCCATTCATCGAGAGCGTCTTCATACTTCTCGACGGCAGCCTCAAAATCTCCGTAGGTTTTGTAGAGCGGCTTTCCATCCTGTCCAGCATCGGCAAGCTTTGGCCGTTTCGGCTTAGGTTTGGCTTCAGTTTTCGCTTCAGGCTTAGGCTCAGCAGCCGTGCGCGACTCCGGCTTATCGCTAGGCTGGCCTGCCAGCTTCCGTGTCAACTGCTCAATCAGTTCCCGATCTTTTCTCCGCTCAGCTAAGACTTGCTGTAGGCGAGCGGCAGCATCTTTCTTGTTCCCCTGCGGCTTTGCTGGTGCCGAGTCAGCGCGAGTGACGGCTTCTTCTTCGGCAGCGGGCGATTCTGCCTCAACTTGCGCCTCGGGTGCTTCAATCTCTTCAGCTTCTTCCTTGGGAGGGGCCGAGTCCTCTCGTTCCGGCAGTTTTCCAGTCTTTCGCCATTCATCGTAGCCGGTATCTCCTGGCTGCGGCATTTCTATTTCGATTTCCGAAACCGACTCGGAATTTGTCTCGGTAGCCATACTATTTTCCTTTCAAACATTCCCCTTTACGCTGGGGCGCGAACTTACTAAACTTGAGGGCATGAAAACCTTTGAATGCATAATGTGCAGCGATCCCGAATTTCACATTTGGATTGATGAGGGCAATTCATTCGCGGAATGCATTCATTGCGGCACTGAATATCTGATATTTGGAGGATAGTTCTCCATCTCTAAGTACCCGGATTGGGTTGATCTTGCTGAGATTGCGACTGCTGAGCCATCGTCTGCTCCTGCGCCTGATCAGAAGCCTGAGACTGAGCATCGGTAGCCGCGCTCTGCTGGGCTAGCTCCATGTTCTGATTGTGCTGCATACCGGTCAATCCAACCTCGTGCGCTGCCTTATGATTTTCCAACCAAAATTCTTTGTACATTTGCTGCTCTTGAACCTCATTTTGGTTCTTGGCCTGAATCAACGCCACTAGCACCTTAATGTCATTCTGTATCTGCGCAATCCGCTGATCGCTCTGATGCTGCGTCGCATCCGCCGCGCCATCCGCCGCAATCTCCATGTTCTTAATCTGCAACTTCGTCTGCCGCTCTAAAACCTTCGCAGCCCGATCCATATGCAAGGCTTGATTCTCCTGTTGTATGGCTGACAGCTGAGCCTGTAGCTGTGTAATTGCTGCCTGCGCTGCAGGAGGGAAGCCCTGCATATTGCTAGGCGGATCAAGCAACTCCTGAATCTCATCCCCTATTGGTCCAATGTCCTTTAGCTTCACGCCAAGCGCTAGAATCTTCTGAGCCAGCGGAGCTGGAATACCTAACTGCTGCCAGTTCGCGATTAGATGATCAACGAATTCCGAGGCTTGCTCACGCTGAGACTGATAGCTTGGCCCGGTAGAAATGGTGACATCAAAATCACCTTTGCCGGTATGCAAGTGCTCGCTTTGCGCTTGCTCAGGTAGCGTGGAAGTGTCATAAGTTTGCCCTTCTCCGAGAGGGTGAGAAGATACGCCAACTACATGAAGCGTGCTGTACGTTCCATCTCCCTTCTCGATTGGCACTTCGCGCTGAGTATCGTAGATGGGGGTGATTAACTCATTCACCTGCCAGCCTAGATTCTGAAGTGCCCGATCAAAGTTATCGGTAAAATGGAAACTCCCCACTGATTCCTGAGTCGAAATACGCTCTAGCGCTATACCTGACTTCTCCGAATCCCTCTGCGCCGCCGTAGGAAGCGGTGAAATTCCCATAGCTGACTGAATCGAGCGCCGAATCGAATCTTTTGCTATCTCGTAGGCTTGGAAGTTTGGACTCCAAGGTAATCGGCTAGGTGGAGGTAATTGCTGCTGGGTCGCAGCATCCAACATGATGTCGTATTCCACGAAAGAGTATGGCTGCTTGTTGATTTGCTCCCAAACCTGACGGGCACTCTCGAACTGGCCCTTAGCTCCGATAAACGGAGTCTTTGGCGTCATCCCCGCTTCCTCGGCTTCCTGCGTACACATATACGCAAAGAGCATTTGAGGATCACGAGCTAGCCGAATCATTGAAAGCAGATGCCGTTTCGAACCACCACCTTCATCGAACCAGAGTTCCTTGCCAAAACACGAAATTATAGGGATGCGCGACCCAGCCCAGGGGGTTTCATCGATAATCTCAATCCCGTTGGTTAGATATTGGATTACTTCCTTCATATCAACCATACGTTCGTCAACGACTTCCACATTTTCCGGCTTGCCAAACTTTTTTAAGTCATCGGCCCACATCGTTATTGGCCCAGAAGGGCCTTTCAGTAGCAAGCATTTCTTGGGAGTCTTATGGAGTTTCCACCACTCGGCAATTTGCAGGTCTTTCTCGCTAACCCAATCCTTTGCCGTGCGAATGTCTTCTGAAGTGAATGAGACTTTCTTTGCGTTGGGATACTTTCGCGCGAAGTCTTTCCTGCGAATGCGCTTCAGTACAAAGCCATCTTCTACATCGGAGGCATCAGCCTTCTCGTAACTCGGGTTTAAAAGGATTGTGTTCGGGTCAGCTACGCGCTTGATGACAATCTTCTGATCGAATAGCGAGACGTCGGGGTCTTCATCTTCCTTCGCATCGTTGTAGTACTCAGTACGAAGGAGAAGAAATCCATAGCTTCGCGCAGCGGCATCTTCCGCCATCGTGATATAGGCTTCCTGAGCATTGGATTCATTCTCGACACCGCGAATCAGGTTCTCACGGCGCGTTGCGTCCGCATCGTCTGCCCCATTGCCCTTCGGGATAACCTGGATTGCTCGCTTATTCTCGCGGAGGTTGTTGTTGTACTGATTGATGTACTGCGAGAGTTCATCGAGCGAGATACACGGTCTGCCGGCATCTTCGCGCTTGGCACGGTCTTCCTTCGTCCAAGGGTCGCCAGCGTAAAATGCCATATCAACATCCGCTTCGTCTCGAATTTCCTTCCATTCGTCGGTATATTCCGAGAATCTATCGCGGATTTCCTTTGGGGTTGGGGTTTTCATGCGATATGATTACTGATATGAATAACCCCAAAACACCGTTGCGACGAGGGTGCCGCACTTGCATGCGCATCGCTTCGAGGGAATGGAAAAGGCGTCATTTTAAGAAAACTGGCGAGTGGGCTTAATTCATCTTGGGCTTGCAATCCGGGCAGTAGGCTTTGAGTTCATCTATGAACCACCCTGCCTCAGCCGCAAGCTTGAACAAACTACTTCGCAACTTCATGCGGAAGATTATTGACTTCGTGCACTTGTGGCAGATGAGAGTGTTTTGAATCTTTGCTTGACCTTCGCGAAGGTCGCG